ATTTGTAGTTATTCCAGAAAGTTGAGCAACGTCTGTTGCGACAGATGCAGTTGCTCCACCAGTTTCAATGATAATGTTTGGCATATGGTCCTCTAAATAGTTCTAGAATATTTAGTTGAATTTAATTATTGAAATATAATAATAGAATGGTATAATGTAGTATGTATATAGACGACAACGCCAAAGAAAAGTTTTCAAATAAAATAATAGAACGTGCTAAATCCACTAAAATGTCTTTTATGGATTGTGTTTTAGAGCTTTCGGACGAAATGGGGCTAGATCCCAGCGCAGCCGGAAAACTTTTAACTAAACCTATTATAGAAAAAATTCAAGTCGAAGCACAAAATCTTCACTTTATGAAAAAAACCAAATCCAGAAAACTACCTGTTGACTGATTTGGTTTTGATGGTATGATGGAGACACAATTAGGCCGAGGTAGAACCTCGGGGAAAGAAGATACTATGGCAAATTTTTCAGATTTTAAGAAGAAGAGTAAGAACTCAGTCGCATCCCTATCAGAGCGCCTTGACAAGCTCACCACAAAGGAGAGTTACAAGGACGACCGTATCTGGAAGCCCGGAATCGATAAGTCAGGCAACGGATATGCAGTTATTCGTTTCCTTCCCGAAATTGAAGGAGAAGACACGCCCTTCGTGGCAGTTTATAGCCATGCATTTAAGGGCAAGGGTGGATGGCTGTTTGAAAACTGCCCAACGACTCTAGGCGAGAAGTGCCCAGTGTGTCAGGCAAATACAGAACTCTGGAACAGTGGAATCGAGGACGACAAGAATATTGCTCGTCAGCGCAAGCGTAAGTTGGCTTACATCTCCAATATTCTTGTAATCGAAGATCCTGCCAACCCAGAGAACAAGGGAAAGGTGTTCCTTTATCAGTACGGTACAAAGATCTTTCAGAAGATCCAAAGCCTTGCTCACCCAGAGTTTAAGGATGAGGTTGCAGTTGATCCGTTCAATTTCTGGACTGGTGCAGACTTCAAGATCAAGATTCGTAACGTTGGTGGATACGTAAACTATGATCGTTCCGAGTTTTCTTCACCCGCTCCCCTTCTCGGTGGAGATGACAAGAAGCTAGAAGAACTTTGGAAGAAGCAGTATTCTCTTAAGGAGTTTACTGATAAGAGCCAGTTTAAGAGTTATGCCGAGTTGAGTGAAAGACTCAAGAAGGCAACTGGAGACGATATTCGTGCTCAGTTTGTAGAAAAGAATATCGAAGATGATGTTACCGACAATCCAATGGTCAGTGAAGACATTGAGGAAAAGGATCCTCTAAAGTACTTCTCCGAAATGGAGAACGATTGAAAAAGGCCCCGCAAGGGGCCTTTTTTATGTCCACTCAGGAAACTGAGTCATTCTATTTTTTCTAGCTTCAAAAATTAAATTTGTAGCAGGTATGGTAACTTTTTCTTCATAGTTATCCCTGCTACTCATTCTATTATCAGGATTTCTCATTTGTCCAGCAAGAGCTTCTAAATCCCTTTTTACCAAATTTAAATTTTTATCTACTTCGGTAGCCATCTCCATGGCTTCTTCTGGACGAACTTCAACTGCAAAATCTATACCTTGCAAGGAAGATTGTTGAATTTGTGAAGATGGTTGTATTTTTTCAGGTGTTGTTTCAAATAATATTGATTCTGGTAATTCCAATGTCGGTGCTACTTGATATTGGATAGAATCTACAGCAGGAATATCATTATGTGGGTTTATAAAAGAAGATGGTGTAGCATCACCAGTGTCCAAACTTGTATTAAGAGCTCGCATGTCCGCCGAGACATCTAGTTTAAAACCGTTGTTGTTATCAGAATTCGTAATCATTAAAATAGTGGTCCTTGTTGCATTTGATTTTTCTTAATTTTTTGTTCTTCATTATAATCACTTAGCAACTTAATATAGACTTCTCGTTCCCAAAAAAACATTTCTTCAAGTTCTATAAGTCTCCAAGAAAAATTGTTTATTAAGGTGAAATTAGTTTTGTAATAGTCATACAAATCAAAGAATTTCACCGATAAGTAAAAAAATTTAAAATTCCAGAGACCTCCTTTTTTTCATCGTTAAATTCAATTTCAACATAAAGTTCTGGTTGATTTTTTAAAAATTCGTCAACCTTTACCATAAATGATATTGGTAGGTTGTCAGTTATGTTTTTTAGCTCATCTGGTACAAATTTATTAGTGTAATAAATTTCATTCTTTACGATTAACTTTTTAACACATGCTTTTATAAGGTCTTCTTTGTTTAAGGTATCTAAATTTAATAGGTCTTTTATCTTTGGTGTTTCCAAAACAATTTTTAAATTTGTACCAACAATTACTTCAGATGAGTTTATTTGATTTCTTACTCGTAGCTCATTTATATTAACTTGTTTTTTAGTTTCATTAAAAACTAAAGTAATAAATTCCTCTATGCTTTTTGATCTTATCTGTAGAAAAAGATATTCCGCATCAGCCATACAGAGATCTTGAATTGCAACATCTTTGGTGCAATTTTTTAATACGTTTACCATAGCAATCAATGCAAGCTTTTTGTTGTCTTCTTGTAAAATAATAGAAATGTTCTTTGCATCTTTTACTTTAAAAGGAGTAAATAAAACTTTTTGTTTGCTGAATGGAAGCTCGGTAGAATACGTTGGCAACAAATCAATAATAGAGTCAATCATAATTTAATCCTTAAGAGTAAACAAATTCGCGGTAGTTCATCAATACTTGGTAAATTGTATATTCATTGTTTCGCATCATGGTAAATTCCATGGGCTGAGTTTCCAATGGATATACCTCATAGAATCTAATTTTGGTATTTACCACACCATTTGGGTCAAGTACGTCAACAATCATATTTGTATTTTTTACATAATCATCGTAATATTGAACAGTAAAATTCTTTTTTTGTTTTTTACCAGCATATATCAAATTAAACCAATTATTGTAAAACGTCATAATATGGTTATCATTTGTTACGGGGAATGCTAAGAATACGCCACCAACAAATTTTTGAGTTCTTGGTACCGCTCTTCCGGGGCCATAACCTGTTAGATTGTCTGCTATGGCGTCGATGGCTCTGGCTCCTATTGTAGCGTTTAATGCTTGCATATTTGGTGCATCGCCTGCCCCGATACCAGCTGGAAGATTTTCAAAATAAACTTGATAACGGTTATTTCTTTGAAGACCGCCGTGGCGAGAAAAATAGTCTTTTATGTTGGTGATTGAGTTATTTGTTGGCATTTGAAAAAAGTTCTTTTTCTGTTAAAATTTTAAATTGCATATTGTTTTTGTCACAATATGCCTTGGCAGCATTCCATTTCGCCGTATTTGTGATCCAGGTCAGGGTTTCTTTTTTAGAAGCATTCTCTTTTAAAAAAGTTTGTTTCTTTGGTTTGACTTCAATTAACCAATGTTCTTTATTGCCATTCAAAGAAAGTTCAATCAAAAAATCTGGATAGTAGTTGTGAATTTTTTTATCAATTGGGCTGTAGTATGGAATTACAATTTCTTCTGATGACCATTTGGTAACTTGATCATTTTCATCTAAAAATTTGCAAACATGTCTTTCCCATAAAGACCTACATGTAATAGAGGTTACATCACCTATGTACTTTTTTGGATTTTTAGGTGAATATTTAGTTCTGTAGGCCATTAAAAATATTTATCAAATTTATAAATATTGGTATATGGCATTCATGCAATATCCTCTTGGAAGTTATGCTAATGAACAAATTGGCTGGATTTACTTCTATGCTGCTCCGTATTCTTTAAAGAGTACCGAAAGACGCCCAGCAGACATTCCGGGAAGATCGTTCAACCAAATTAAACTTCCTTTGCCCAAAGATCCGGGATTTCAAGTTGCACATGAATTTGGAATATCCAACGACAATCCCATTGCGCCCGTTCTGACATCGGCTGGATTGGCCAACAGCGGTGGTCTCGGTAATTTGGCAACCCGTTTATTGCAGCCAGCTTTGTTTTATTATGAAAAGACATTTGCAACTTCTACCTTCAGAAGATTTAGCAATGTCACTGAACTTACTATGACTTCTGAAGGAAGAAAGCAATATTTTTTCCAATATATTTTGGTACCAAAAAACCAAGACGAAGCCATTGCAATTGATAATATAGTCGGATCGTTCTATAAGTCTTCATATCCACAAGTTGCTTCTGGACTACCTGAAAGATCTTATCCACAAAATCTATGGGCTATTACCATGGAAGGTTTGAATGGACAAAGAATTGATGGTGACTTTTTAGGTCGTCCATTAACATTGGTTTTAAAAACAGTAATTGTAAAAAGAAATGATGAAGTTGATCCGGTATTGCGTTTTACTCCCAGCGGACATTCCAACGTAACTTTATTGGGATTAGTATTTCAAGAGTTTGAAACCGGAACATACGATCCTACCGAACCACGTGGTGGGCAGGTATTGTCGAAGTCTGAAATCTCTGCTAAGTATTTGAGTTAATATATGAAATATTTTTCAAATCTTCCTACCAAGACATTTGCATCCACGATAGGTAATTTTACCATATGTGATTTTTTTAGTCGGTATGAAGTAAATACAGCTCTGGCTCAAACACAAGATGTTGTTGTAGACGATAAATCAACTTTGATTGAATTGTCACAAAATATATACCAAGATAACAATTCTATATGGTTATTTTTGTTAGCTAATAATTATATTGATCCTTACGATTTGGTTGCCTATAACGTTTCTTTGTATAAAAATAGCAATCAATATAAATTAGCAACAAGTATAGTGGTAGACAATGAGACTCCCGGCACAGCAATTTCTGTAATGGGAACATCCTCAATTATTGCCCCTTATATAGGAACTACCTCTGGTAACAAGTGGGAATACAGTTCTGTTGGTAATTTTAGTTTAACTGGTGGCTTTGCTTTAGTTGAAACAACGGATTACTACACAGGCCGCTCAGTAATAAAACAACCAAAAGTTGTTGATTTTATAACAAACACGACATCCGATATTCTTTCTGTAATTAATAAGCCACTCGGTGCTACTTCGTATACTACATTAGAAGAAAGTGGAATCAACTCATTTATAACTCAGAACAAGAAACCTGTGATAGATGACACCGCTGTTCAAGGTGTTCCAGATGCTGGTTCAGTTATTTTGGCCGGAGATTCTGATTATGCTACTGCCGGGTTTGCTGTACCACCACCTCCAGCTACAAATACTGGAGCAGGGGCAACCTTGACCAATTTACAATACATAACAGACCAGAATAAAAACATCAAAGTATTTTTACCAGGAAAGATTGGTATTATTATTACCAATCTAGTCTCATTTAATTACGTATGAATCATGCCAAATACTGATAATAATTTTAATCCCAACTATTCCACTATAAAATACATTTATCTGTTAAATGATAAAAATGAAAGTATTTTAGATGTGATGCATCGCAATACTGTGTGTCAGTTTGAACGCATAGAATTCATGGAAAGTATAAGTGATATTTTTCCATCTGGTGCTTTGGTTGTTCGTGATACGCAAGATATAGTATCATATATTTCGTCAAATCAGATATTTAAAATAAAGTTAGAATACATAGACGGGTCTTTTTCTATTTTTGAAATTACGTCTACCGCATACATAACCAATGCAGCATCTGCTACAGAAGAAAATTATGTTTCTATTTATTTTACAAACGTGTATTATAAGTATGCGTCTTCAACATCTTTAAATGCTGAATTATTGAAGAAAGATCCCAACTGGGCAATACCACAGGTTTATAGAATACACGAATTTATTGATTATGTTAATACAAATATATTATCTTCAGTTGTCGTTGATCAAACTGCGTCCAATCCAATAATAGATTCTACTTCAAATTATATTTTATATAAAACATTAAACCCAAAAGAATACAGAATAGAAAGTCCAACTGACAACGTTATACAGTACTTAAATTATTTGGCAAGTGCCGCAATTTCAAATGTTGTTGATGGTGGTCCAAGATTTATGTTTTGGACGGATTTTAACAATAAAATTAATTTTAAATATTTTGCAGAAAATATAGAAAACGATGTGTATGCCAGCAACGCTATAATAAACAGTCAATATCTGAGATTTGGTGTGTTTGATGGCGATGCAGTAATTCAAAAATTGTCGGATGGAAATCAATATAGAAAAATATCTTATTTAAGAACAGATCCAAATATACAGTATGTATCCAAAAATTACCATTATATAAGAAAAACTCCAAAAATTTTTGATGTCAGACCGGCTTCAATAACTCCAGAATATTATGCAAATGTTTTAAGTTATCAGTTCCAAGATGAAGGAGAAAAATATAACATTGAAGTTATATCTTCTAAAGGAACCTCCAGTCCTCTGCCCGGCTCAGATGAAATTATGTGTGATAGTCATTGGGGATATTATAATGAATTAATGCCAGTAAATGATGGAAAATCATTGACTCATCTAGGTCAAGATTTTGGTACCAATAAATCATTTTCTAATTTAAATTTTATGGGAAATACCGGATATTTTCCATACATTGACAATCCTGATATGTGGAAAAATATGTTTGATATGACGGAAGTTCATCCTCATTATCCGGATGAAACATTATTGGGACCCGATGGAATAGAAGGACAGCTTACAAATCTATCAAATATAATACAGATTCGTCACAAAACATTTAAAGCCCAAGTCGGCAATACAAGTGGAAATGATAGATTAGAATTAATACGTAAAATAGAAAAACAAAATTTTGTAATGTATGTTCTGTGTTGCATGTCTAAAGAAAGTGAATCATTTTTTGCTTTACTGACACAATATAATAGAGATAATACAACCAATATAGGTTTGGAACAATATAGAGGTCCATACAGATATAATTGGGTTAAATTAAATTTTAATAGTCCTTATGGACCAACTGGACCTTCTAATACTTTGCCACAAAACCTTACAGGGTGTGGTGGAACTTATTATATTCATCAAGTGGAAAGATGGGAACGTGATCCACTGATAAAAGGTAATAATTTACAAGATGATACATGGGCCATCAATCTCAACGAACGTGCAATGGGTATTTCTGGTAATGGAGATTACCTAGCACCCGGATGGATTGGTCTATCTTTCCCAAATAATTTTATGTGGAGACCAATTGGAGTAACGTCTGCGTCATTTGGTGAATCAGGAAGTATTCAGCATGTAGTAAAAATGCATTCTGTACCGTATACAGATTTATTATCGACCAGTCGTAATTTGATTTCTGCTTCTGATTTGGGTAAATACTTGTATTATTTTACTGTAGAAAATGTCGTAGATGGTAAATGTGTTGAATGATAATAATAATAGGAATTACAAATGAGTGACGGCGGACAAATAAAAGTAGTAGGCT